CAGAAAATGATGCCTGATGAGTTATGTGATAAACTCATTGATCATTATGATAACTCTGAGCATAAGATTGAACGTGACGATGAACTAATGAAGTTCAAAGAGATCAATCTGATGGACGACGTGTCTCTTCTGGAAGAGTTTAACCAGATGGCAGGTTTGATGGAATCAGCATACCGGCAGTATATTCAAGACGTTTTTGGTTTGTTTCCCAAACGAATCTCATATGAAGCACCTCGTGTTAAAAGATACGAGCCGGGTGAAGGATATTTTGAATGGCATACCGATGTAGCATCCGCTGAGTCTGGAAAGCGAATGCTTGTCATGTTCTGGTACCTGAATGATGTAGAAGAAGGCGGCGCGACTCAGTTCCTGATCAATGAGAAGGTCATGTCCGTTAAACCACGTAAGGGTTCAGTCGTTTGTTTCCCACCTTATTTCATGTATCCACATAAGGGTGATATCCCAATCAGTGGACCAAAGTACGTAGTAAGCTCATATATAAATTTAGCGTAACATCTAACAGCCGCTATAGCTCAGTTGGTAGAGCAGTTGATTTGTAATCATCAGGTCCCGAGTTCGAACCTTGGTGGCGGCACCATACAAGAGAGGCAACGATGCACATTGAGAGTGACACCAAACTAGATTACTCGGACGTTCTTCTTCGTCCTAAGCGTTCAACACTAACGTCTAGAAAAGAGGTTAAGCTCACTCGAACATTTGCATTTCCTCATTCTCAACGAAAGATCGACGTCAATCCTATTATCGCAGCTAATATGGATGGCGTCGGTACTTTTGAGATGCTTAAGGTTCTCGCAGAAGACGACATGCTTGTAGCACTCAATAAATCGTACACTCCAGAAGAACTTCGTAATGTATATAGTCATGCAGCTATGAAAGATAGCTGGCGCATGAGAGAGAGTCTCTGCTTGACAATTGGTATGCAGGATACAGACTACGAGAAAGTCAGAGAGCTTAAGTATAAATTCCCAATCATTTGTATCGATACACCAAACGGTTACATGGAGAAGTATGTCCAGTTTGTAAAGTCTATCCGTGAGCTTTGTGGTGTTGATAACATTATCATTGCAGGTAACGTGGTTACTGCTGATCAGACACAGGAGTTGATTCTAAATGGAGCTGACGTGGTTAAAGTGGGCATTGGTCCTGGATCTGTTTGTACTACTCGGATTGTTACTGGTGTTGGGTATCCGCAACTATCGACGGTTATCGAGTGCGCTGATGCCGCTCATGGGCTTGGCGGTCATGTTGTTGCTGACGGTGGCTGCACTTGTCCGGGAGATGTAGCAAAGGCATTTGCTGCTGGTGCAGACTTTGTAATGCTAGGTGGTATGCTGGCAGGTCATGATGAAGGTGGTGGTGAACCAGTCTTCAAGTATATTCACAACAATGAATACTACTATATGAAAGAAGACGAAATCTATAAGCCTGTTATCGAACGCAAAGAGTTTCGGCAGTTCTATGGTATGTCATCCAATACAGCTAACAAGAAGCATGCAGGTGGATTAAAGGACTATCGTGCATCAGAAGGTCGTGATATCCTTGTGCCATACCGTGGTGCAGTTGCTGACACGGTGCAGTATATTCTAGGTGGCCTCAGGTCCACGTGTACATACGTGGGAGCAAAGCAGATCAAAGACCTGACCAAGTGTGCTACATTTGTTAAAGTCAACAATCAATACAACAAGGTATACGAGAATGCTTAAACTTCGTGAGTTGACTGCAGATCAACATAAAGTCGCAGAGAGGCAAGGGTTTGCCAAGAAACTACTTTCTGGTAAGATTGATACCTATGAGTATGTCACTTATCTCTACAACATGGGATTCATCTACAACACCTTGGAGAATATCGCATGGCAAGCCGGGGTGCTGGAAGGTATTGAGTCCATTCGTCGTGCAGACAAAATCTGGACTGATTACGAGGAACTTCTGGATGGGTACTCGATTCCTCCCATGTTGAACACAACAAATGAATATTGCGAGTATTTTAGATCCATTCGAAACGAGCCGAGTAAACTATTGGCTCACATCTACGTTCGACACATGGGTGACATGGCTGGTGGTCAGATGATCGCCAAGAAGGTACCTGGCAAAGGTAGGTTCTACGAGTTTGAGGACGTTGAGAACCTTAAACTCAAATTAAGAGAAAAGCTAAATAATGATATGGCGGATGAGGCAAAGATCGCTTTTGATTTCGCTACGGATTTATTTGTAGAACTGGATAACATCGATGATCTGGAATCGTTTAGTCGAGATCCAAAACTTTTTAGAGAATAAGTTTGAGAGCACGGGTACAGAAATCCAAGAGGAAGGGATGGATCAGTTCAATCGTCCCGGTTGGGTTAATCGGGTGTGGACTTCTGATGCTTATCGTAGAGCTCATGTCGACGTCGTAGACGCCAGAGAAACCAAGAAGCTGTGGATGATGCACGTCTGTGTCTTTCCGCATTTGAAAAGCGATGCCCCTATCTTTGGATTTGATATCATCGCCGGTCAGAAAAAGATCACCGGATGCTTCTTTGATTTCAGCCCTACCACTGATAAGAGTCATAGAATGATTTCATGGTTTGGAAACACTATGGCCAAGTACGGTTACAACAAGACTAGGACACTTCCAGAATGGGCAACAAATCTTCAGTCGACATATGGTGGCTGCTGGAAACGTGTCAGAAGAATCCGAGATAGATATGATTACGGAGATGATTCATGAGGGTTCGGAATATTACCTGGACAATATTGGTTCTTATGACAGTATTTACGTTCACGATGATTTGGGAAAAGACGCACAAAACAGATATGCCCATTACCAAAAACAAAACCCTCATACTCCAAGAACCATGACGTCTCTAGGACTTGGTGAGGATGACGTCCGTTTGTTTATCGATAAATGTTTATTTCCTGAGGTTTGATATGCCAGTTTATACAGTTAAAAATCTTTCTAATGATGAGTATGCAGAGGTGAATATGCCATACGATGAGTTCAAGAAGCTTCTAGAGGATAACGAACACTTGAAACAGGTGTTCAAAATGCCTGCTACGGTATCCTCCAGCATGGCAGCTCATCGCCGTGCGGGTAGCGGATGGCAAGACGTGTTGAAGAACATCAAGAAAAACTCTGGAAAGAACAATAGCATTAATGTCTAAGCAAAAAGGCGTCAGGTCCTTAAAACTGAAACTCGAAGACCTACCTGAGATCGAAGCAATCACTGAAACACAAAAAAAAGTGTTTACAAGCTTCGAAAAAGGTGATAATATAGTACTTGCAGGTTCGGCAGGGACCGGAAAAACATTTGTAGCATTATACCTCGCACTCGAAGAGGTTTTGGATAGAGAGACCCCATATGATCAAGTCGTACTGGTTCGATCAATTGTACCCACGCGGGATATCGGTTACCTGCCTGGGAATGAAGATGAAAAGAAGGATGCTTATACCGGCCCCTACCGCTCGATCTGTGATGAACTATTCAGTGAGGGTGATGCCTGGAATAAGCTCGTACAATCCGGAGTTATTAAGTTCGAGTCTACATCTTTCATTCGAGGGACCACGTTTAACAATTCGGTAGTGATCGTGGATGAGATGCAAAACCTCAACTTCCATGAACTGGATTCTGTGATCACTCGTATCGGTAGGGAATGCCGGGTCATCTTGTCAGGTGACTACTACCAATCTGACTTTGATAAGGAAAAAGACAGAGACGGCATACTCAAGTTCCTAACCATCGTAGAGCAAATGAAAGACTTTGAGATTTTTGAGTTTGGTTGGGAGGACATTGTCCGGTCAGGCATTGTCCGCGATTATATCATGACCAAGGAAATGTTGAAAGTCAAGTAAAGGAGAAAGGAAATGTACATTGGCTAAGTTTTCACGCTTCGACCCGCGTAATAAGAAGAACGGACGTCATAAAAAGATGACCATTGGGGAATATCCAAAAGGACCCAAACGGTCAGGAGCAGATAACGAGGATGATAAGTATCTTCGTAAGTACAAAAAGATTGAGTACTATGATGATAATGATGAGGAGTTTGTCAGGTAATGATTGCCGGTAAAGTATGGGGTTCCACGGAACTGATTGAAGCCAACGGTGCGCTAGAGTTTCACCGTATCTTCACCAAGAAAGGTGGAGTGTGTTCCAAACACAAACACGAATTTAAATGGAACGGATTCTTTGTGGAATCTGGTTATCTGCTTATTCGTGTATGGCAGAATGATTATGATCTAGTCGATGAGACTATCGTAGGTCCCGGTGAGTGGACCAAAGTAAAACCTGGTGTATATCACCAGTTTGAATGTATCGAAGACTGCGTGGCCTTTGAGGTCTATTGGGCAGAATTTTCACATAATGATATCGTTAGGGAATCCGTTGGATACTCACAATGAAAGAGCTGATCCTTGACGGCAATCGATTTACGATCTTTGAAAATGTACTTTCTGATCAAGAAAGGTCAGCGTGTTTTCATGATGTTAAATCATTAGTTTCTCAAGGGTATGTTTCTGATAATGTGCCACCACTGCAGACTCCGCCATTTCTGCATGATAGAGTCAAGCACCTTTCTCATTGGAATAAACTGTATGTCTATATGAAAACCTGCATGCAGCTCAATCTAGAATTAGATAGAAGTTGGGCGAATCTTACTGTAAAAAATGGCACATATGGAATGCATTCACACAAAAGTGATTTTACCTTCTGCTATTTTGTTCGCAGTGAGCATCCTGAATATGGTACTAGTGTAGAAGATAAATTTATTCTACCGGCAGTAGAAAATAGCATGACAGTTTTCAACGGTAGAATTTTACATACCATCAGCAACATGCCAAACGAGCTTGTTCCTGAAAATGACTGCAACAGGTGCAGTATAGTTTTTGATTTTAATGTTGTAATGTAACTACGTGAAAGTAAAACACAATGTCGTCCCGCAAAACGTTTGAACACGTTAAAGTTCACTTTGATTATGATGACCTTCTTTCAGAAACAACTGATGATGGTCGCATGTATTTTACAGAGGACAGTAAGAAGTACCCTTCGATCACTACTGTCCTCTCTATCCTCTCTCGTGATGGTATCGCTGCATGGCGCCGTCGTGTGGGTGATGCAGAAGCGGATCGTGTATCCCGTATCGCAACTACACGTGGGTCTGCAGTTCACCAGATCGTAGAGGATTATATAGATAATAAGCCTGATTATGATGCAGGCTATTTTCCCCATATCTTAGAAAACTTTCAAGACATCAAATATGTTATTGATAAGCGTATGGGAAGAGTTTATGCTCAGGAACAGCCACTGTACTCGCACCACCTCGGTGTTGCAGGTCGCGTAGACTGTGTAGCTGAGTTTGATGGCAAGTTGTCTATCATTGACTTCAAGACATCTAAGAAACGTAAGACTCGTAGTAAGTGTTACAACTATTTCATGCAGGAAGCTGCTTACGCAATCATGTGGGAGGAGCGGACCGGCATGCCGATTACGCAACTCGTGACAGTCATGTCTGTTGACAATGACCACCCACTTGTTTTTGTAGAACAAAGAGATGATTGGACGGAAAAGCTAAATGCAACCATCGAACAATACAGAGCAGAACAGGCTGAAGCCTCAGAAGATCACGCCAGTTAAATCAGATGTCAGGTACTACAATGTTGATGGGACTTTTTGTTCCACCAACATGTGCCTGGAAAAGTTTGATAGTGTGATTGCCATCGAAAAGAAAGCTCGTAACGGCGAGCTGTATAATCAATACTTTCACGTATGTAATGAGTGCGGCAGAAAGTATGAGACCTCACGTAACAAAAGTGACACGTCTAATTCTCGACGTGAAGCTGAATTGAAAGGTAAAGCATGAACGCAGATCCATTTGCACCACTGGACGAAATGTTTGGTATGGGACAAAAGAACAAGAATATCTTCTCTGGTAAATCCCTTGTTCAACAACACGACCTTTACCTAACAGGTGAGATTAAGTCAGCAGATCAATATACTGATTGGTTTGAACTTCTTCGTACTGCAGGCAAATCAGACATCATCAAGATCCATATCAACTGTTATGGCGGTGATCTGTTTACGGCTGTTCAGTTGATGCGTTGTATCACAGAGTCTAATGGAAATATCATCACTTCCGTTGAAGGCGCTTGCATGTCTGCAGCCACCATGATCTTCCTGGCATCAGAGTCTTTTGAGGTATCCGATCATTCGGCTTTCATGTTCCACAACTATTCCGGCATCACTGTCGGTAAAGGCGGAGAGATGTTTGAACAGGTCTCGTTTGAGAAGCGGTGGTTTAACAAGCTGGTAAATAACATCTATAAGGACTTTCTCACATCTGAAGAGATTACTGACATTGAGCAGGGTAAAGACCTCTGGCTTGATGGTGATGAAGTTGTTATTCGTTTGAAGAAAATGGGCAAATTCGAGGTAAAGAAACAACTCGAGCTGGATTTGGATGAAGAAGAAGATGGTGAGTGATAACATTGTCGTGTTCACGGGTGGGTTCGATCCAATCCACTCTGGACATATTGACTTGATCAATGACGCCGCTAAGATGGGACGGGTCATCATCGGCCTGAACTCAGATGAGTGGTTAGCACGTAAGAAGGGACAAGCCTTCCTGCCATGGCGGGAGCGCGAGTATATCCTACGACAGTTTAAAAACATCATGCAAGTCATTAGTTTTGATGATAGCGATGACACTGCAGTGGATGCTATCCGTAGGGTCAAGAACGCCTTCGGTTCTGCCGATAAAATCATTTTTGTCAATGGTGGTGACAGAACCTCAGGTAACGTTCCTGAGATGGAAGCTTTCGTCAACGATCCCCAGGTTGAGTTTCAGTTCTCAGTGGGCGGAGACAATAAGAAAAACTCATCTAGTTGGATTCTGGAGAAATGGAAATACCAGAAGACCTATCGTGGATGGGGTTACTGGCGAGTTCTGGATGACAAAGGAACTGTTAAGACCAAGGAACTGGTCATTGAGCCTGGTAAGTCACTGAGTGATCAACGACACCAGCATAGATCAGAACACTGGTACGTTCTTTCCGGCCGTTTACAGATGGTCTTGGAGAGAAAGGGAGGTTTCCACAAGACCGAGAATATGTCTCCCCATTCAACTTGCATCATTCGCCCTGGTGACTGGCATCAAGCCATTAACATCGGAGACGAACCGGTACACGTCATTGAGATTCAATATGGAACAAAGTGTGACGAAGATGATATTGAAAGAAGAGGTTAGTTAAATGGTAAAAGATCCAAAGAAAGATCGTCTTGGTAGAACAAACCACGATCCTTGGTTGAATAGCTTCAATATCGCCATGAAGTACATGGGAGAACGTCAGGGCACTGCGTTGGATATCGGTTGTCGTGACGGTGATTGGGCAAAGCATATGTGTAAACGTTTTGATTTTACACATGGATTTGACTATCGTCCACGATCCTCTCTCAAAGAAGTGACCGATCGGAAGAAGTTCAAATATCATCAGGTTGCCCTGGGTGAGTCTGAATACGTCGTGAAGGCTAAAGCCGGTACGATCGTAGGTGATACATACGAGGGATCTAAACCAACTAAACTCGTCAAGGTTGTGACACTGGATTCATTCAATATTGAGAACGTCGTCTTCGCCAAACTGGATGTCGAGGGATACGAGTCTAAAGTCCTGATGGGAGCCGAAGAGACTTTTCGTCGTGACAAACCAGTGATTTGTGTCGAGATCAATGATGATGAACGAGACGCGGGTTTCAAAGACGGACAAAAGGTAAAGGATATTCTTGAGTCATGGGGTTACGTCTTTCAACAAGTCGATGATATCGAGAAGTGGGATTACTTCTTTGTACATGAGGATTATCTGTAATGAAGATCGCAGTAGTAACCACGTTCAATCAGAGAATCTATGACCAGTATGCAAACCGATTCGTCGAGTCATACAACTGGGCCTTTCCAGTCAATGTCTACTCAGAGGAACCAGGAGTAAAGGAATACGTGAACTCCAGTCTAATCAGTAGTTTCGTCAAAGACAAACTGGACTATATGTATTCTTTTTATGATATTCACGATCAAGTTGAAGGATCCGCTGAGTTCGTAGAGAGAAACAAAGGCCGAGAAGCCAATGGATACAGGTTTGACGGAGTAAAGTTCTCTTACAAGGTCTTTGCTTACTCTGACTTCGTTTTGAGAAACCATGAGAAGTACGATGGAATCATTTGCATCGATGCCGACAGTGTGTTCTATGAACCAATCAACTCCAAGTGGATCAAGAAATACATCCATCGTGATGATTGTATGATGACATTCCTGGGTAGAAGTGATAAGAATCCCAAAGCCAAAGGAGCAAAGGGTTACCCATCCTATTCGGAATGTGGATTCCTGTATTTCAACTGCAACCATGATAAAACGGTTGATTACATGAAAGAGATGCAGAGAATGTATCTGAGTGATGACATCTACAAGGAACGTGAGTACCACGACAGTTGGATCTGGGACAGAGTACGTAAGCGGTTTGAGTCGGAACAGGGTGTCAAGAATCACGACATCGGTGATGACAAATGGGGTCACGTACAGGCTCGATCGGTGCTGGCCAACGTATACGACCATACCAAAGGTGACGATAAAAAGACGGGTATAAGTAAACACAGATCTGCGTTTAGAAATATAGCCAAGAGTAAATTATAATGATTAATGTTTTTATTGGATATGATAGCAAGGAAAAAGCTGCGTTCAACGTATTGTCCTATTCTATCCTGAGAAATAGTACACAGCCTGTAGCAATCACTCCCATTTA